CATCCTCAGCTGGCACGCGCGTCGTAGACGTGCTGCCATGCCCCGCCTCAGTACTATCCCCTGGATGGTGTCGGCGGAAGTGGTAGGCCACACGCCGGCCAATCAGATCAAATTCTATCCCACACCGAATACGGTTGCCGTTTGGCGCGGTCTCAGTTTTGTCAAAGGGCAGCATCTCAGATTGCAAAAGCTGTAGCTGCAAAGGCACCAACAGCCCATCTTCCGCCCGTCTTGAGCGCAGCCGCACAAAACATTCCCCGGCAACAAACATCTCGCGTGCCACAATGGCTTGAAGGCCATAAAAATCTGTCAGCCCATCGGCATCCGCTTCATCCGTCCAAGCAAGCCACAGTTTTTGCACCTGCTCTCGCAAGATAGCATCGCGGATCAGCGAGGACGGTTTGATGCCGTCACCCACAAGGTTTGCGGCAAAAGCCTCGCAAGCATTGGCCGCGTAGCCGTTTGTCACCACCAACTCACGCGAGCGTGCCAGCAGTCGCGGACCACCAGAGGCCACCAGCGCGTTGATGTTTTCCAAGGGTGGGTTCCAACCCCGAAGCCGACGCTTGGCCATGGCCCCCTCGAGACGCGCACGCATGGCTTCAGGGCCGCCAGGCTTCTGGCGGCGGAATTTATCAAAAAAAGCCATTCAGTTTAGAGGCCCTTACTCGCCATCACGCGGATGTGCCGCACCATGCGTCGCCCCTCCACCGCTGCAATCTCACGGTCAAGCGCTTCAATGGCGCGGTCGATCTCAGCGACCGAGCGATAGTCCACCGTCTTTCCATCATAGCTGACGCGGGCCACGCCCGAGGCGCGTTGCAACGTCAGAACGTTGCGGCGGAGTTTCAGTGTCGCAATATCCGCCATGCCAGAACTCATCCCATATATGTTGATCGCGCAACGCGGCGCACCTGTGCCTTGCGAGCAGATTGAGCGCCGCCCCCAGTAGGAGCCTTACTCTTACTACCAGCCACCGCAAACTGTGCGGCCAATTCCTCCCACCGGGCGTCCGACCAGCGGTCAGCGCCAAGGATCCACGCGGCCGCACGGGCGTACACCCGGCAGTCCAATGCCTCATTACGTTCCCTCAGCTTTTGCCATTCGAGTTTCGCAAAGCCGCGCTTGTTCTTGACCGTGACCAACTGCTCTGCAGTCAGCTGCTTCAGCCATTCGGCATCAACCCAGCCCGGAAGATGGAGAAAGCCGGGAGGAGAATAGCCCTCGCCCTTGCCCGCGCTGGTGACTTCCGGCGGGTCAAGCCGCAGGAAACGGTAGGTCTCGGCTTTGAACGTCGAAGTCGCAATGGTCCAAAGCCGCGCTCCACGGCGAAGACGTTTGCCACCTATTGTGGCGTCCACAAAGGTTGGCCCTGTGACGGGGCTCGCGCGATTAAAGCCCTCTAGGCCTTTGATCGGAGCCACCTGTCCAAAGCCCACCTGGCGCGCCCAGGCGTAGACTGCAGCCGTTTCATAGCCCGTGTCGATCGCCAGCCGGGCAATGGTCATCGGCATGCTGCTAGCGTGGACCCAGGTCCGGCCAAGAAGGTCGGTCAGCTTCTGCCAGCAGGCTGGGTCACCCGGGCCGCCGTCGATGACGATGTGGTCGATGAGCCAGCTTTGCAAACCTCTGCCCCAGGCCCAGACATCGACCTCGATCCGATCTTTCTGGACGTCGGCCCCAGCCGTCAGGAACAGCCCGCCAGCCGGAACCGTGCCCGCGCGCCAATCTTCCTTCAGACCCTGGAGCCGCTGCCAGTCCGGGGCCTCGCCGCTTTCCATCCAGGTTTCACCCAGCGAGGTGTTGATGAACGTTTTCATCGTCTCATCCCCACCGGCGCGCGCCGACAGAAACCCCTTGGCCATGGCCTGAAGTCGCACCCAGGGCGAGTAGATCTCGTTCAGATGGAACCCGGCCGTCCCCTTGAACGGCGCATCCGCGATCCAGCGTCCCTTAGAGATTGCGGCCCAGCGGCTCTCATCGTTCCAGGGAGCATCGCAGTCGGCGCAGCAGTAGCGCGCGGTTTCCGGTCGGTGGCCGCCGCTCTCGTCTTTGTCCCACTTGACCTGTCCCCAGGTCAGGATTTGTTCATGGCCACATTGAGGACACGGGACCCAAAACCTGCGCTGGTCGCTTTCCTCAAACGCCGCCTCGATCCGGCTGGCGCCCTTGTTCGTCGGCGTCGACACTAGCACGATCTTGCGGTTCCAGAAGGTCACCGTCCGCTTCTTTGCGAGGTTGACCGGATCCCCCTCGGCCCCTGCGCTGAATGGATAGCGGTCGACCTCGTCGCACAAGAGCAAACGGATAGGTCGGCTCGCAAGCCCCGAAGGTGCGTTGGCGCCCACGATGGTCAGATGCCCGCCCGGGAACCGCTTGTGCAGGATCTTGTTGTTGCCGTCTCGCGACTTTGGATTAGCGATCTTATCCTGCAAACACGGCGTATCCCGCGCCATCGGCGAGAAGCGGTCCTTCGACCAGGTCTCTGCATCCCGCTCGGTCGGCATCACAACCATGATCGGTGCAGGATCTTGGTCGATGTGGTAGCCGACGCAATTATTCACCACTTCCGTCTTACCCACCTGTGAACTGGACATGATAACGACGGTTTCGGTGGCAGCATCTGACACCGCCTCCATAATCCCGCGCTGGTATTCCGCACGGCTCGTGCGCCATTGGCCCGGCTCGGCGCTGGCCTCAGAGCTCAGCCTGCGGTTCTGGTCCGCCCAATCGCTGATCGTCAGATCCGGCGGCGGCTTCAGCACCGCCAGCGCCTTCGCCACCGTCCGCTTCAGGATCGCTGACCCCCTCAAGGTCAATATCGGCTTCAAGTTCAATGTCTGGCTGCGCGAGATCATCGAGCACCTCGCGGATCGCAGTTCGGATCAGGTTCCGAGTGTCTCCGACGGTTGATTGTTCAAAGGCTTGTGGTGCCAGCCGGTCAGGGAGCGCCAGCAGACGGGTGCGCAAGAGCGCCAGAACGGCGATCCAGGCCGCCTCGATCTGCTCGGCGGCAATCAGCGAGCGGCGCTTTTCCTCTGCCTCCATCTCGGCAAGGTCGGCCCGCGCCCGGATAAAACGTGCGCGTTCAGCCGCATAGTCCGGTGCGCCCGCCTGTGCCTTCAGCGCCTGATCGCGCAGATAGCGAACGTAGCCACGCACGGAGCCGATCAAGTCATACTGGCCGCGTTCGGCTTTCGGGATTACACCCTCGCGGCTCAGTTGCTGGACCCGCCGTTCCGAAAGATCCAAAAGCCGCGCGATCACGCCTATGGGCTGGGTGGCGGATGACATTCGCAGACCCCAAGATTGCAATTAACCGTATGAAATTGCGTCGAATTCACTGGATAAGCCTCGCCGCTAGAGCGAACATCATGACAGCACCCAACGCAATTCAGGACGCCTCAAGATGAGCCACCGCACAACAGCCAAAGACGCGTTCATCGCCAAGAAGGCCGCGATCGACACGATGCTCGCGCGGCTGCAGACGCTGAGCGACGATCACTTCGACACCCACCCCGACGAGATTCATTGGGGCCATGTCGGCAACCTCGACTATTACGCCGAGCTCCTGAAGCGCATCACAGACAGCGCCTTCAAGGAAGGCGAGCACGCGGAGTGAACCCCATGGAAACCAGCAGCATTCGCTTCCCCATCCGAAACCTGCCCGAGCATTTTGACCGCAGCCGCATCACTGTCGTCCTTGAGGAGATCGAAATGGCATTGATGGACGATGGCGGCGTTTACGGCAGAACCTTTGCTGACAGCTTCACCATCACGGTCGAGGTCCCGACCCATCAACTGATGGATACGGCAAGCTGCCTGAAAGGCCTCGGCCTGATCTAGCCCTCGGGTTTTGCCACCCGAATGGCCTCGAAGAGCCGCCGCAGCAGAAACGAGCGGATTATGCTGACGCCGGTGAACAGCAAGCCCATTTGCAGATTTTGCGCGAGCGTCGTGTGCAGCCCAAAGATCGGGAAGATCAGGATCTGCGTCATAACCGCGACGCCATAGCCGACGACCACGTTGGTGATGGCTTCAACCATCGACATTAAACGTGACTGTTTCATGCAGCCTCTCGGCCGGATTTCAGGGCATCGAACGTCTGCTCGCCTCCGTCAAGTATGGCCTGTTTCCCTGTGAACTTCTGCCAACGCTGGACGGCCACATCGACGTAGGCCGGGTTCAGCTCGATACCGAGGCAGACGCGGCCCGTGGTCTCGGCCGCGATCAGCGTCGTTCCTGATCCCATGAAGGGCTCATAGACCGCCTGACCCGGGCTCGAGTTGTTCAGGATTGGCCGGCGCATGCATTCCACCGGCTTCTGCGTGCCGTGAACGGTCTTCTCGTCCTGGTCTTTGTTGGCAATCTGCCAAAGCGTGGTCTGCTTGCGGTCCCCCGCCCAGTGCCCCTTGCCGGACTTGCGTACGGCGTACCAGGCCGGCTCGTGCTGCCAGTGATAATCGCCCCGGCTCAGAACCAGTCGATCCTTGGCCCAGATGATCTGGGACCGGATGGTGAAGCCTGCGACTTCGAGACTTTCGGCGACGGTCGCCGAGTGCAGCGCGCCATGCCAGACATAGGCGACATCGCCGGGGAACAGCGCCCAGGCCTCACGCCAGTCCGCCCGATCATCATTTAGCACCTTGCCGGTGCGTTTTGTCTTGGCCGCGCCAGCCTGGTTACGCCAGCCAGGGTCGTATTCCACACCGTACGGTGGATCTGTCGCCATAAGGAGGGGTGTTACCCCGTTTAAAACGCGCTCGACATCCGTGGCGACCGTACTGTCGCCGCACAGCAGGCGGTGGTTGCCAAGAACCCAAAGATCGCCGGGGCGGCTGATTGGGTCCTCGGGGGTTTCCGGTACATCGTCCTCACCCTCCTGCGGGCCGGTGCCTTCCTGGAGGCTCGACATCAGCGCCGTCAACTCATCGGCGGTGAAGCCAGTCAGCCCAAGATCGAAATCAGCCTCCAGCAGGTCCGCCAGTTCGAGGTTCAAGAGATCCTTGTCCCATTCGGCATTCTCGCCGGAACGGTTGTCCATGATCCGGAACGCGCGCGCCTGACTGGCCGTCAGCCCTCTGGCGACATGCACAGGCGCGGTCTTGAAGCCGAGCTTGCGTGCCGCTTCCAGCCGCGTGTGCCCGGCCAGCACAACCATCGTCTCATCGACAACGATAGGCTGGCGCCAGCCAAATTCCTGGATCGAGGCCGCGACCGTTGCGATCGCCTGCTCGTTGCGCCGCGGGTTGCGCGCATAGGGAATGATCTGCTCAAGCGGCAGGTCGACGACGTCCATGGGAATGTCCTTGGAGATGCTCGAAAGCGAAATGGGGTCAGACCCCCGTTTCGGTTCAGGCGGGGTTGGGCAGGCCGTCAGGCCTTTGTTTTATTGGGGTTCGCGTCAAAGCGAAACGAAACGGGTATTTTTGCAGGTGTCACTGGGAAACCCTCGGGCCTCGCCCCCCCGAATACGGTCACGAACAGGAGGGACCCGTTCAATTTCAATGGGTTGCGAGCCGTGGCATTTGCGGCGGAGACGGTTTTCTTGGAAAGCC